AGTCAAGAATCATTTCTCTTGCACTTGCAGAACAATCCATACTGTTCATCCAAAGAATCACAGCTTCCGCCACGCTATAACATCCTGAGCCGAAAAACATTCGTATCATTTCTTGATGATGTTCTGGCAGCAACTCAAATCTTTCGTCAAAAATGGCATTGTGATATTCTCTTTTCATAGAAGCGGTGCTGTGATCGGTGTTGGGGTTTCTGGAAATTTTGCCTTCATATTATGGACTTTTTTATAATCAACCAATCCGATTGAATCGTGATATTCGATCATCTGAACAACATAGGCATAAGCGTTATACAGCCCCTCGTCTTTCTTTCTAAGTTCGTCTTCTCTCAAAAGATCATTCATTCTCAAATTAGCTTTGTCACGATGATACAAAGCCATGTAATAGATGTTTTTGAGTAATTGTTTTGGGGGCGTTTTCATACTTCAAATTCGTAATAAGTTGTCACCTGAGTATCCCCACATTGATCGCAAGTCTCTGAATAGTGGGTATCCTCAACGGGAAGCAATTGCACCAAATCATTCACCCCGATTTCCCCATCATCAAACATGCGCTTGATTTCCACAAACAGATCATCGTGGAACTTTTCACGCTGTTCTTTGGTTAGCTCGTATCGCTTGTCTTCGCATGAGTAAGCAACACCATTGACTTCCAGATGTCCCCCTGCCGTGCATCCATCGGATATGTTGATTTTGTATTTCATTTCAATAGTTCCTTTGCTTTTTCTTCCAATGCTTCCCTACAATAATTATACGTCCCATCGGATCGCTTTCCAGTAGCAACAAGACCCACAAAATTCTCAAGTTCAAGGACTCTCAAGTGTTCATCAATCCACTTCTCGTAGAAGTATTCTCTAGGATTTGCTTCCATGTCCACGCTCATTGTATTCTAGTTTTTAAAGAGAATACCCCATCCCGACAAACAAACGGGATGGGGTATCATGTCTTAGAACGATGTCACACCGTTCATCCGCATCTCCGTTGCCATATCACGGACATTGATAGGCACTTCCATGGCATGTCGGGAATTGGTTTTAATTACAGCCGTGGCTCCACCTCCCAAAATATGAAAGGAACCGTCCTTACGCTGGATCATGTTTACCGTAAAAAGTTTGGTACGTTTCCTTTGGTCTGGACTTCTAAGCCATTTTCTATCTCTACGCATTGTTCGTGTATCATTTGTTTTCTTCATATGTTTTTATTGTTTTTCGTTTTGGAGATACGAATATTCAATTTCCCATTCCTTTCGGAGATTGGCTATCCGTTTCTCAAGCTTCTCAAGATTAGCACCACATTCCTCAATGTCAAGTTCGGTATCGAAAGTATTCAACTTGTGGAATGCAGTGTTCATCCATTTTTTAGTTTTTTCAACCTTTTCAATTAATTCTTGCATATCAGTGATGATCAAATTTTGATGTTTCCTTCTTAGCCATGATTTCCACGACTTCCTCCAGCTTGAAGAAAGCGGTTCCGTTGTATCTCTTGGCATTCTCCACCCCCACATCAAGCATCTTGCCAAAACCATTCCCATCAGGATTGGCTTGCTGGAGATTGCCATGGGAATGTCCAATAAGGGCATCTCTACCCTTGTTTTGATCCGGCCAGATCAAGGGAGCCATGTGTCGGCAATAGAATCGTTCCCGATCAATATCCAGAAGAAATTCGTATCCCATCAGAGTGATGTTGGGAGTGATCTTCATGGGATACAATTGGCAATTCTCAAATCCCTTTGGTAATTGTTTTTGATAGAGTTGTTGCACACCACTATTATGATTCCCAAAAATCATGAGGGTTTCACATGGGAATGTCATCATGAATTCCTGAATCCTTTCAGGACCACATGACAGACCGACATCTCCAAAATGAACGAGCAAGCTATCGGGATGGATGCCATCAATCTGTTCCTGTATCCAATTATTATGATCCTCTGGATTTGAAAATCCCCTTGGGACATATAGGAAATCTTTTCCATGCCCGAAATGGCTGTCACCCATCAGGAGAATTTCCTTATAGTCCTTGCGTTGTTTCTTAATCTTAATCATGTTTTTAAAAGGTGATCACTTCGGCACGTTGTCGCGCCAACTTTTCAGCATCCGAGTTTGAGGATTATGGAATTTATGCCTGTCATTGCTGACTTTTTCCGAACACCCGAAGGCTCCATTTCTCGATCCCGCCAGTCTCCTTACCAAATTAATGGTAGAGGGAGGTTCTGGCAATGTTGTGATGCTGCCGAAGCGATCATTGGAAAATTATTCAGGCATACCATTTTTCAACTTTGTCAAATTCTGTCACAACATCGGCATAGCCCAACCCAACCAATAGATCACATAATGCGCTATCAGCGTAACCATGGGCAGCTTCAGTGTCTCCGTTTTGTTGAGCATTCCAAAGTGCTTTCATCGCAGTCTCTCTCAATTCTTCGTTTGTCATATCCATATTATATTCTAGTTTTTAAAAGCTTACCACACGCAACACACTTCAAAAGCGTGGTCACAGTCTGGACAATTGACTTCCAGATTGTTGCTTCGTTCCGTGCCATGTTCAGGAATGTCCAGCCACCCCCGACCATCCCAAAAATCAGTCGCTTCCAATAGATTGACAAATTTTTCACACTTGGGACATTTGCAATGAAGAGCGACTTCCCATTGGGCTTCTATTTGAGATGGTTGTTGTTTCATTGTAAGGTTGTTTCATTAGACTGTTTTCTAATAGCCTTGATTTTTATCTCAATCTCAAAATCGTAATTATCTGCCGATTCGTTTGGATCATGTAAGAATCTATTGGAATCGATATTCAGAGTTCCCTCCTCATTTTTTCCATAAAAATTAAATTCATAACTCTTTCTCTTTTCACGAAAAGAATCACCCCAAGTCGCCTTTTTTAATACTGCTTTCATTTTTTCAATGCTTCGATGATGTCGTCCATGCCCTGAATGATCTCCACGTTATCCCCATCCTCAATCACCAGACGAGGAACGGCACGAATACCATGTTTCTTAAACCATTCGATATTTTCGGGATTTGTGTAGTCTTTAATCTCCACCTCAAGCTTTTCCTTTTCGATTCGGGCTTTGAGGGTGTAGCAAGGTCCGCATTGGGAACTCGTAGCTAATGTGAATTTCTTTTTCATGATTTTAAGGGTTCAGGTCGTATGGAGAATGTGTGGTATTTTTAGCCCAGAATTCGTGTGGTTTTTTTTCACACCAGATATCGTATGGGTTTGGATATGGAACGGGATTCCATTCCTTGTATTGTTTATTAAGGTCTTCGTAATCCTTTATAGGGGAGGGCCATTTTGTCAAATCGTTCTTTCCAAGAGAATTTTTCAGGGAATTATACAATTCCTCCGCTTCCTCTTTGGTTAGATTGAATTCGTAATCCCCGATCTTGACGTTGATTGTTGTATTTGTTTCAATTTTCTTTTTCATTTTTTCTTCTTTGCAATCTTTTTCAATTCAATCAACCGTTCCATGACTTCGCAAATATCAAGAGGTTTATTATCTTCATACCCAAAATTGATGAAATTATTGTCACAACCATATCCATCTCCCGCAGGAGAATCAATTGTTAATTCTTGGATTGCGCTGTAATACTCATCCTTCACCGCTTTAAGGGTTGATTCCAGTACATTGATGACATGTGCCTTTAGAGCATCGTGTTGCTCAACCGCAAGCGTCTCAGGTGTTGTTTTTAGTAATTGTTCCAAGTTCATAATTTTTCCGTTTCATATACCCAATCATCCACATAACCAGTCTCCCAATCTTTGAATGTTCGCATTCTCACCTTGTAGGTTCCTTCTTCCAAATTCTCAAAATTCTTAAATACCGTATCAGCACCAGAATTCGAACAATCTTCATCAAACCAGTCCACCCAAGATTTTCCACTTTTTCTGGAGAGAACCCGAATATCCTTTCGCATGTGTAGTCCATTTTTATCATGCCAGTGACAGATTGCAACCTTTATGAAGAAATATGATTCATTTCTTTTATCATATTCTTTCAAAAGATCAGCTTCTTGGGTCATGAATTTTTCAATTTCTTCTGCTTCTAACCACATAATCCTAAAAGTTTCTCCATTGATTTCTTCACCAGCTTATCATCCAATTCCTTGTTGTCAAGCATCGCAAATCCAAGCGGAATCATGAATCCGTCCCAATGCTCCTGAATAGCCATTGCTTGCTTCTTACGGGAGTCCAGCTTGGAGATGTATCCCATGGCACGTTCAATGGTGTTGACCGAATGGACAAATTTGCCGTATGCTTCGGTGATTTGCATCATTTCATCTTTGATTTTCTCTGCCAATTCAAAATCAACGTGTTGAACGGTGTAATTATAAAAATCTCCATATTCTATAAATCTTGGGGATGATAGGAAAAAATCCAAAATATTTGAAAGGGAACGCATTCCCGTAAAAATTTTATGAAGGCTCAGATACCATTCACCTTTCAGCTTACGCATTTTCCCACTCTCAGAATATAAAACCACTCCTTCCTTTCCCCGCCACATCTCCACATCTTGGACACATTCCTGAATTGATTCGTAATGATATTTATCTGGTCTTGGAATATCTAAATCTTTTGCCAGATCATCCAAATGCTCCTGAGAAAACATAAGACCCGTTTCCTTATGGATGATACCAATCAAAGATAATTTTGGTTCTGGAAACCCTCCAACCACAATTATGTTACTATTTGTCTGCCATTCGCAAAGGAACGTATAATCAGGATCATCCATCACATAATCAAAGAATTTCTCATATTTTTCCAATAGAAAATCTAATTCGTGTCCATTCTCCAATTGACGTAAATTGGAAGTCCCCCTCGTTCTAGCCAAAAGTTCTCCTCTATATGAATCAAAAATTCCAAGGGAACCATCCAACTTCTCATAGGCTACAAATCTCTCATCCAGAGGGAATTTATCCAAATCTGGTTGTTCAGAGTAATTGAAGAATTTTGGGAACGATCTGGAAATTATGTGATGATCTGATTTACGAATGATCATGGATCGGAACTTGAGAGTGTCTTCAACCCACTTGCATTTTATTGAATCGGGAGTGATCAATAGGCATTCATCCCCAGCAATGGTGACATCTTTGAAGTTAAATTGTTCTGGATCGGGGAGTTTCATATTGTCCATTTTGTAAATT